TACGATTTATCAGGCGTTATTGAACCAAGAAAGCCTTTACAGGTAGCTATTTGTGGGGCGCATGGGGTAGGTAAAACTATGCTAGCTACAAGACTAGCTGATGAGCTGAAAGTTAAATATGTCCCAAGAGTGACGAGAGGGCTGATAGAGTTGCTTGATTTTAACTGGAAAGAGGAAGATGAGGAATATGTAGCCAAGTTTGAAGAAGTTATTTATTGCTGGTATAAGTTTGTATTTGAATACCTCAGCGATCATAGTTGCAGTTATGTTGCTGACAGAAGCCTTTACGATATTGCGGCATATTGTTTATGGCATTGCGTAAAAAATCCGCCTTATAGAACCTATATCTGGGATGTTTACAATTTGGTATTGAATTATATTGCTGAAAAGGGAAGCTATTGTAATTTGATTTTATTCTACACAACAGAAGGTTTAGCAGCGAATAGGTGCCAGCTATTTATAGAAGCAACGATAAGAGAGCTTTTGTGGCGTTATGAAAAAGATACAAAGCCTGTGCTTACAATAAAAAGAGGGTATGAATTAAGGCTTGGTGAAAAAGTTATCACGGTATAGGAGGGAGCAATGCAGATTATCGAGACAAAGATTTTTACGATTTTTCTTGATCCGCATGAAAGGATTGAGGAAGCTGAGAGAAGGCTTGAGGATTTAGGCTATAGGATTATCGATGTAGAACGGGTTGATAAAGGCGGAAGCACTCATTGTCAGCAGCAATGGGAGATTAAGGTGATTTTCCCCTGGGGGAAGGTAACATGATTGCTGATAGTGTAAAACAAATTCTTTTTGTTGGAGAAGTAGAAGAAGTAAAGAGGCGATATTCTAACTGGTTTTTAATTAAGCAAGTGGGGTTAATGTTTATCAAGGGCAGATATGTCCCTGTTTTGCAAGTTTTGGTTAGCAATTTAAAGAGCGAGTTAATAGACAGACTGTATGGAAGGAGGGTATTTACATGGGTGAGCCAAAATTAGAACAGAGGGTTTTTATAGAGGGGCCTCTCCCTGGGATGAATCGCATAATAGATACAGCAAAAGTGAGGCGGGGAAAATTTAGCAAGTATGCTCAGGAAAAGCGAGAATGGGAAGAAAGAGTGATCCTTGTTTGCAAAGCGCATAAGCTTAAACCTGTGCAGAGCAGAGTTTATTTTGACTTTATCTGGTATGAGAAGAACAAAAGACGTGATCCTGATAACATTTCTGCAAGCAAGAAGTTTATTTTAGATGCGCTTGTTAAAGCTGGAATTTTGCCTGATGATGGCTGGAAGTATGTGGCGGGATTCAAGGATAGGTTTTGCATTGCGGGTAATGGTAAAAGAGCAGGAGTTTTGGTGATAATGAGGTGTAATGGTAATGACGAAGATAAAAGTTAACGAAGTAGATAAGCGTTTTTGTGAAAAATACTGCTGTGCGTGGAGTGGTGGAAGGTGCTGGCATACATTTTTTGGCGATGAGTGGTGCTTGTGGAGTAGAGAGGAAATTGATAAAAAGAAGAAGGAGGGGAAGATGAGACGCAGGAAGGTTTAAATTGTTTTTGATAATAAGAAACCCCTCAGTAGAGAATAGAGCTTCTGCTGAGGGGGAATTTTGTTTGTTGTTTTAAAGCATAAACATTTTTCTAAAAATTACTTCTCTATTTAGTTCTCTTACTTCTACATTTATAATATTTCCTATGTCTTTTAAAAACGCAAATGTATAATCAAGGTGTTTTGTTCCTACATACAATTCTTTTTCTGATTTTCTGACGATATAACAAGTTCCAACTTTTTCCCTCTCGTAATATATTTCTACTTTATCGTTATTATAATAGAAGATTCTGAGCAATTTTTTCTCTTCATCTTCTTTATGATAAATTTCCATTTCTATGGCCTGATGCATTGTCATTGCATCAGATCTTCTGTTTTTTGTAATTAAAATTTCGTAATTATCATTCATAGCTAGATAAATACAATCTCCACAGCTTACTTCTTTTATTTTCTGTGTGTTTATTATCATTTTACTACTCCTTTTGTTTTATTTTTGATGATAACATAGTATATTATAAAAGATATGTTAAGATTTTTTTTATAAAAAGTTAAAAAATTTTTCTGTAGTATTTTTAGTAAGTTAGGTGCGATATAAATGGGTATATACAAAAATTTGACAGGTTAAAAAAACTGAATATATATTCTAAAAAGGCAAAAAGATTAAAAAAAGGGGAAAGCAATGGAGGAAATAATAAGAGGCTGGGATAATATTGGAAAGTTTTTTGGTGTGTCAGCAAGAACTATGCAGAGAAGAAGAAAGGAGCTGGTGAATGCTGGTGTGATATTTTACAAGAAGGTTGGAAAACCACCACGAAAGATTGTGTGTGCTTTCCCTTCGATGTTGAAAGCGTGGATTGCGAGGAAGACTGCAAAAGGGGAACTTTTGTAGGAAGGGTAAATAAAAAAAGGCAAGCAAGGGATTTAACCCTATGCTTGCCTTTCCTGATTCTTTGTATTCAATAGTAAAGAGCTAAAGGAGATTGTGAATTATTTCCTTTAGCTCGTATTCATAACTGTAATTGGGATGGTAATTTTTCCACCCCTGTAAGAGCTCCTTTTGAGCAGGGAGCTCAAGCTGTAAAATTGCCCTCCTGACACTTTCAATATCATGAAGGGCGTCACTTCCGTGCATGGTCAGTCCATGCACGGAATCAAAACAATCTTCCCATACCCAATTCTCTAACCTTTTTAGCTCTATTAAACTTTTTGTCATAACTTCTACCTCCTTAATTTATTTTGTTGCTTATCTTATACCAGATAAATTCTATCTTGTCAATAAAAAATTTTCAAGTTTTTCTTTTTTTGTAAGTATTCAAAAATGCACAGAAATAAAAAGCTTTTATTTTGATTTTTGTGAAAATTGTCGCTTTCTATTGTCGTTTACCTGAATGTTACAGCTGGTGTCTTTGGTAGAGTTAACTTGACAAATGAAAAGCGTTGGTATTATTATACCTTTAAAGGGGTGGGGGTCGGGGAAAGGGTGGTGTGAGTAGGGTGTGTTATTTTTTACACAGGGGGCAATAAAGATGCCAGTTAGCGTCGACGAAATAATACCAGCTCTTAGTGAAATTGAGCAAGTTTTTGCTGAGCATCCAGATTTGAGCCTCGAACAGGTAGCAAAAGACCTTGCACAAGAAGCAAAAGTTGCAAGGGAAATTAACAGGGACAAAGAAGTGGACCCCAGAGTTCGTTTACAGGCAGGTAAAGAGCTTCGGGAGAACAGGGTAGCAGTAGCAAAGATGTTAGGCTGGTTTATAGAAAGGCATCAACACGAGGTAAATGTAAATCCGCTTTTGGTTGAAATCAGGGAGGCATTGTTAAAAGATGCCGAAACTTCTTGATTTTGCACAAAAGATGTTCCCTCAATACTGCACACATCCCTTTGCGGATGTGCATAAAAAGCTTGCTTACCTTCTTACAAAGACCAGAAAGCATATTATTATTGCGCTTCCTCGTGAATTTGCAAAATCTACTTTTGTGTGGTTGTTCTTCCTTGCGTGGAATGTAATGGTAGGGCTTTATCGTTATTTGGTGTTCATTGGTTCGAGTAAAGACAGGGCAATGGAGCAGTTTGTTGCTTTCAGGTCAGAGCTGGCTTCTCATCCTGTATTAAAAGAGGCGGTGGAGGTTATTAAAGATAAAGCTGACCAAGTAGAGTATTTAAATAAACTAACCCAAGAAAGGGTTCGTGTCCAAGTATTTGGCGCTGGACAAAACATTAGAGGGCTCAGGTATCAGGAGAAAAGGCCAGACATCGTGGTTTTGGATGACATAGAAGACCTTGAAGGAGTGCAAAGCGAAACACAGAGAAAGAAACTTAAGAATTGGTTTTTTGCTGATGTATTGCCTTTATCCAGCGTAGGGAGATTTTTTATTATTGGCACAGTGCTTCATGAGGATTCGTTACTTAACACTTTGCTTCAGGACCCGCCACGAGGATTTGAAGCGCTGAAGTATGGAATCTTAGACGAAGATGGCAATTCTATCTGGGCTGAGAGGTTTCCAACTGAGCAAGTGCTGGCAAAAAAGGAAGATTACAGGAAAAGAGGGCTTCTTGATTTATGGTATGCCGAGTATATGAACCAGCCTATAGCAGAAGAGACGCAAACATTTAAACGAGAGTATTTCAGGTATTACAGACCAGCAGAGCTTAAATGGAGGGAAAGGGGATATTCTGCTTTTACTGCTGTGGATTTAGCAATCAGCAAAGCAGATACAGCAGATTATACTGCTGTTGTAACTATTGTAGTTCCTCCAGAGAATCACTGGTTTGTTTTGGATTGTGATTATGGTCGCTATAATCCTGACGAGGCAATAGGTGCAATTTTTAGGGCTGTTACAAAGTATCATCCTGTAAAAGTTGCAATAGAGAAAGTTGCATATCAGCAGGCGCTAATTCATTTTCTTGAGAAAGAGATGGTTAAGAGAAATCAGTTTTTTCAAATTGAGCCTGTGCAGGCAAGCACGGCAAAAGAGCTCAGGATTCAGGCTTTGCAACCTCGCTTCAAGGCAGGAACGATATGGTTTCCTGTAGAGGCAAGTTTTTTAACCGAGCTGGAAAGTGAGCTTTTGATGTTTCCACGAGGTAAACATGACGATATTATTGATGCTCTTGCTTACCTTGAGCAAATAGCACAACCGCCTGTTGGCTGGCAGTCAAGCTATGGGCGGAATGTAGAAATTCCAAATGTGAGTGCATGGTGATGGATAGAGAGTTACTTAAAAACAAAATAAAAACTGATATAGAATCAGCAGAGGGTTATTTTGAAGACTATATTAAGCCAAAACTTATAGAGCGCTATCAAATTTATAACGCTGACAAAACTTATTATGAGAAGTTATTCGCAAAGCTGTCAAAGAGGTCTTCTGTTATTTCTACTGATGTGGCGGATACAGTTGAATGGGCTCTTCCAAGTTTGATGAGAATTTTTTTTGGTGGAGAGGATGTTATTACTATCAAAGGCAGGCAACCTGAAGATGATAGAAATGCTGAGATAATGCAACAGCTCATTAATTTTCAGATACAGGTTCAAAATCCTGGATTTTTAGTTTTTTATCGCTGGTTCAAGGATGCTTTAGTGAGCGGGCTTGGCGTAATTAAGGCGTGGTGGGAAAGACAGACAGAAGATTATGAGTTTAAAGACCTGTTTTCTATTGAGGAAGCAGAGGTCTTGAAAAGCAATTCTGTGATAGAAGTGATAAGTGAACAACCAGCCGAAAATGGTGTTTACGTGGTGATAACTTACAGGATAAAGAAAACAACTAAAAATCAGCCTGCTTTTACCAATATTTCACCAGACGAGTTTATTTTTCATCCTGATGCAAGCAATATTAAAGACGCCACTTTTGTTGCACACAGAAAAGTAGTAACAGTTGATTATCTTAGAAGAAAAGCGAAAGAGGGTTTGTATGACGCTTCTGCTGTAGAAGAAGCTATAAAGGCAGGAGAGGAAAATCAGGTTAGCAGTCAGGATGAGCTTTCTGTTGTGATTAGGCCTAACCAGAGTCAGTTTACAAGGCCTGATGCTCAGGATGAAGCGAGAAAACTTATTAAGATATACGAGTGCTATACCAAATATGATATTAACGATGATGGTTTGCTTGAAGATGTTATTGTTACTGTTGCTAATGATGTAGTGCTGAGGCTTGAAGAGAACCTTTATGGCAGACCGCCATTTTTTGTTTTATGCCCAATTCTTGAGCCTTATGAGATTTGGGGTAAGAGCTTTGCGGATATTCTTAAAGATATTCAAGCTATTAAGACTGCTCTTATAAGACAGATTTTGGTTAACATAGCCTTAAATAACGAGCCAAAAAAAGAGGTGCTTGAAACTGCTGTGGCTCTTGAAGATTTAACGCTTGATAAAGAGTTTATAAGAGTAAGGCAGTCAGGGGCTATAAAACCGCTTCCTGTGCAACCGCTTGCACCCTGGACTTATAATTTTCTGGAATATATAGAAGGGCTAAAAGAAAACAGGACAGGAATTACTCGCTACAATCAGGGCTTAGATGCCAGAAGCCTTAACAAAACAGCAACAGGAATACAACTTATAATGGGGGCTGCTCAGCAAAGGCTTGAGCTTGTTGCTCGTATATTTGCTGAGACAGGGATAAAAGACTTTTTCAGATTTCTGGTAGGTTTAAACCAGCGGTTTATTACTGAGGATGTGGTCATCAGGCTTACCAATGAGCCGATAACTATAACTCCTGATGATTTGCAAGGGAACTTTGACCTTGAAATTAGCGCTGGTATGGGTGTAGGGGTAAAAGAGCAAAACCTGCAAAGTTTACAAGCTTTAATGCAAATATACCCGCAATTTGTGCAGGCGGGGATAGTAACGCCGAAAAATATATATAATCTTGCTAAAAAATATATTGAGGCGCTTGGGTTTAAAAATGTGGATGATTTTTTAACAAATCCAGAGGAGAGGGTTAATGAAGTTAGAGCAAATCCGCAAGCAAGCGGCAGAGAAGTTTTTTCGGGCATTGAAAGCGAGAGACTTAGAGGAAACATTTAAGGAGTATTTAGACCAAGAAAAAAAGCTGATTTACGAGGAATGGAAGGTGAGTGATGTAGAAAGGTGGAAGGACTTGAGGATGAAATTGGAAGTATTAGAGGAACTTGAGCAAATGATAAGCAATGATGCAAAAAATGCAAGCTATTACAAACAAACTGTTGAGGAACTTGAGCAAATAAAGGAGGAATAAAATGGGAGAAATAGAACAAAAAGATATTCCTGCTGGTAATGCTGAGGTGGCAACTCAGGAGCAACAGCAGGACTCTGGCGATTCTGGTGAGCAGGCTCAAACCCAAGAGCAAACCTCTGAGTTTTGGCTTGATGAAAATGGTGAGCTTCAGGGGGATTTTAGCGATTGGGGGACAGAGACTGGTGAGGAGCAGAAAAAGCCAGAGGAAGAGGAAGGGCAAAAGCAGGAAGAGAAGCAAGAAGAGCAAGGGATTCAATATTATACTCCAGAAGAACTTGCTTCACTTGAACTGCATCAGATAGATCCTAACCGCTTACCTGATGAACTTAAACCTTATTATCAGGCAATGCTTAGGCAGGCGGTAGCCCAGCAAAAAGAACAACCTCTTGCATCGCCTCAGATTGATGAAAAGGCAATGCTTGAGGCTATTAAGCAGGAAGCAAAGCAAAGAGTGGAGCAGAAGCTGGGTGAGCAGTTCGATGAGATGAATCCTGACCATATGGTTGCTTTGAGCATTGAAAGTGCAAGATTGACTCAGCAATACGAGAGGAAACTTCAAGCTCAACAGAAAATAGCAGAGCTTCGAATGCAAGAACCTTATTTTCAGCAGATAGACCGCTACGCACAGGAGAAAATACTTCAGCTTCCTGCAAAGGACTATCTTAAACTAACACAGGCAATTGATGCAGGCGATATAAATGCGGTTGTGAAATTCTGGGAGCAATGCAGGAAGGAATTTTATGAACAGAAACTTGGGATAAAGCAACAGAATCAAAAGCCTTCTCCTAAGCCAGCGCCACAACCACCTAAAGTTGAAGGTGCTGGCAAGGGGGGGGTAAATGTTCAACCTAAAATAAAGCCCCAGGATTTTGCAAATATGAGCGAAGATGAACAAATTGAGGCTTTGATAAAAATGGGACTTGTAGAAATTTAAGAAGGAGGAAGAAAAATGGCAGACCTTTTAACATATAACGCAGTAGGGAATAGAGAGGATTTAAGCAATATTATTACTAATATTTCTCCTGTTGAAACTCCTCTTTATTCTACTTTTGGCAGAGGAGAATCTGCAACTGCTACTTATCATCAATGGCTTGAAGATGAGCTTGCTCCTCCAGGGGAAAATGCAAAGATAGAAGGAGCTGCTTATGAAATATCTACGCCTACTACAAAAAGCAGAAAAGGAAATTACACACAGATATTTGAAAAAGGCTATGGAGTGAGTGGGACCCAAGAAGCAGTAAGAAAAGCTGGAATAAAGAGCGAAATTGCATATCAGATGAGAAAAGCGATGAAAGAAGTTGCTAAGGATGTAGAGTGGGCAATTATAAATAACCTTGCTTCTTCTGCTGGAACTGCTTCTGCGCCAAGAAAAATGGGCGGAATACAGGCGTTTGTTACCACCAATGTGCTGGATAACGGTGGATCTGCAAGAGAGTTAACCGAGACTTTGCTTAATGATGGGATTCAACAAGCATGGGAAGCAGGCGGTGACCCTGATGTGGTAGTCTGTTCTGGAAACAAGAAAAGAAAGATTTCTTCTTTTACGGCTGGTGCTCAAAAAACTATTTCTGCTAATGATAAAAGGCTTGTTGCAGCTATAGATATTTACGAGAGTGACTTTGGAGTTCTCAGGATTATGCCACATAGGATGATGCCGAATGATAGAATATTTGTTTTGGAAAAAGGGAGATGGAAGATTTCTTATCTTAGGCCTTTTGCACAGAAAAATGTAGCTGAAACTAAAGATGCAATTGAGAAAGTAATTATAGGAGAACTTACCCTTGAAGCTCGTGCTGAAAAGGCAAATGCAATTATAAAAGACCTTAGCTAATAAGAGAGGGCGGGGTTAACTCCCTGCCCTATGAGGATAATCATGGCAAGGATAAAGCTGGAAGAAGAAAAAGGCAAAGTTAAGTTAACATGCGTTGTTGATATACGACCTTTTATTGAAGCTAATGCAAAAGAAAAGACTTTGGCAGGAAAAGGATTTAGCAAAAAAAGAACTTTAAGGAAAATAGGGAGCATCCCTATAGAGGTGCTTTTAACGCTTCCTCGTAACAAAGCAGTTGAAATTATGACTGATGATAATGCTATGAGAAAGTTTTTAAAAGAACATCCTGAATTTAGAGTATCGGAGGGAGATATATGAAAACAGCGCTCATGAAGAAATCCGAGGGGAACAAAACAGATAAAATAGTGCTTGGAATAAATGTGGAAAATAAAGATGTAGTTGAAGTGCCTGCGGGGCATGTGAAAGATTTTAAGAGGCTTGGGTATAAGTTTGTTAGGTGGCTTAAGGAGGATAGCGGAAATGACAAAAAAGTGGATACCAAATGATTTAGAAGAAGGGGCTTTGCATAGAATGTTAGGACTTTCTGAAGATAAAAAAATACCTATGAATTTGCTGGAAAAAATACTTGCCGCAAGCATAGGGGATAAAATTAAATTGCCTTGGGGCAAAACAATAACTGTTACCTCTCTTCTTAAAAAAAGAGCTAATTTAGCAAGAACCTTTAAGAGGATTAACAAATGACAGTTGAAGAGCTTTTAACTCAAGTGAGATACCAAATAAACGATATAGATAAAGCTGAATATTCAGATGACGAACTAATTAACTATATCAATGATGGTTTACGTTTTATTGTTAATGAATTAATAAGGATTGGGTCTGCTCTATGGCTAAAAAAGATTAATTTAACTTTAAAAGACGATTCTACAAGTTTGCCAAGCGATTTTATAAAAGAGCAGGCCGTTCTTGATTCTCAAGGAAATATCCTTAAAAGCTTAGCTCCAGCTGAACCTTTAAGTCAATATGGGTATAAAATTATAGGGAATACTCTTTACAGTAAAAACGATAAAATAGAGTTTATTTATTTTATGGATTATCCAAAAGTGTCAAGTTTAACAGATAGTGTCCGTGTCCCAGATTATATGTTGGGGCTTTTAAAAGAAATTGTTATCTTCCTCGCTTTAAATAGAAATGAATTTTCTCTAAATGTAGAATCTGATCTTATAAAAACTTTTGAGTCTCAAATTTTACAGCTTGCGAATATTGGCAAGCAAAACTTAGAAATAACAATGCCATTTATAATATGAGAGCTAACAAAGGAAACATACCAGTAATATTTGCAGACTTTACAGGAGGGTTAAATTTATCTGTTCCTGATGAATTGTTAGCTGATAATGAATGCAAGGAGCTTGTAAATTTTGAATTTACAGATGGCGGAGCTTTGCAGACAAGGGAAGGGCTGAAAAAGCTATTTGAACATACTGCTGGAGTAGGCAAGCTTTTTTACGCAAACAATGTAGATACCCTTTTTTTTCAATCTGGGACCAGGGTATATTATTGGGATGGGGAAGATCTAGTCCTTATTGGCGATCTTGCTGGGACAGATATAGCTAATTTTGCAGAATGGAGCGATGAAGTTTTAGTTGCTTCAGGGGGCAGTTTACAAAAAATTATTCCCCCTGAAGTGGAAAAAGTGATAGGGGAAGATGTTGGAACTGGAGATGATGAGCAAACTGATTTTTATGTTGAATATCATCCTATCAAACCTGACAGTGAAACAATTTATTTGGATGGTGATCCTCAAACAAGAGAAGATGATTATACTATAGATTACGATGAAGGGTTAATAACATTTAATACTCCTCCTGCTTCTGGGGTAGCAATTACAGCAGATTATACTCCGAGGTATAAAATAGAATCATGCGAAAGTCCAGACTGCAATTTTGTTTTTGTTAAAGATGGGCGTGTGGTGATAACAAAAAAAGGAACTGATACGCTTAATTGGTCTGGGGTAGGGGATGAAACTAATTGGGAGTTTAGTGGGACCGAATCTGATGCTTTGCAACTTCAGGTAGGATATAAAGATGGAGGCAATATCACAGCCCTTACAGTATTAGCAAATGATTTGTTTGTATTTAAAGATAACAAAAAACTTTATAGGGTGATTGGTCATTATCCAGATTGGATGGTCACGCTTGTTTCTGCTGACATCTATTGCTCTAATCCTGATGCAATTTGTAGGTATGGGAATAATGCAGCATATGTGGATAGAGACGGGTATAGAGAATTAAGAACAGTAGTAGAATATGGGGATGTAAAAACTTTCGATGAAGGGGAAAAAATTAATGCTTACGCAAGGAAATATATGGAGCTTGATACTGTTAGATTGTGGCATGTAAAGAAAAAAGGCCAAATATGGCTAAAATTGCAAGAAAGCAAAGAAGTTTTTGTTTATAGTTATCTATTTGGCAGTTGGAGCAAATTCGTTTTCCCTCAGCAAATAAACAGCTTAGCCGAAAGTCTTGATAAGGTTTATGTTTCAGCTGGCAATTCTGTATATTCTTTAGATGGTTTTGATGATGATGGTGAAGCTATTGAAAACAGGCTTGTTACAAAAAAGATTTTGCCTATGTATGGGTTAAGGTATATTCTTAAAAAAATAAAAGTGTTTTATGGAGGTATTACTAGTGGCACAATAAATATTGGTTTTAAAGGCACTGATTTAGTAAAACAAATCGATTTTGATTCATCAGAGGATATTGCTTATTTGGATGATGATATAGCTTATCTTGATAATGACAAGCTTACTATAATGTCAAAAATAAGAAGCAAATCTTATACGCTTAATTTAAGTTGTAAAGAATTACAAATAGAAATTATAGCGAATGGAAGGTGCAGATTTTATGGAATAAAAACACAAATAACGGAGGCTTAATATGCCCTGGGATGTTGAATATCCAATTGATTTTTCTGAAAGTGGGGATACTACAAGCCAAGCTATTGATAAACTTATAAAAGAAACAGACAGAATATATGACCTTCTTAACAGGCTTAGGACAGCAGATGCAAGCGAGACTCCGCCAGAGAATCCTGACCCTTATCAGCTTTGGCTTGATGTAAGCGGTAGAATAGAAGGGGAAGAAATAGGAGAAGGGGATGATTATAATACTGTTTTTAATCTTCAATATTACCCTGTTAAAGCTAACAGCGAAACTATTTATTTAGATGAAGAAGCGCAGACCAGAGATACTGATTATACAATAGATTACGACGCAGGAGAGATTACTTTTTTTACTCCTCCTGCATCAGGCGTAAGTATAACAGCAGATTATACACCTGAAAATGGGCAGTGGCATTTGAAAGCGTGGAATGCAGATGAAGAAAAATGGATAATTATTGGAGAGGAAAATGTGGACTAAGAAAAACAAAGTAATATTTACTCCTACAGGAGATACTACTTCGCAGGCTATCAGAAAAATAGCAAATGAAATGAAGGAAATATACAAATATATTAACAGGCTCTTTAAGAGGGATGCCTCTGATTTGCCCCCTGATGATAAGGTTTTGTATCATTTGTGGTATGCCACAAATTATAATAAAATCAGAGCTTTTGATGGTAGTAGCTGGAGATGCTTAGGAATGAATGGAGGTATGGCAATTGCGGAGGAAACTACTTATAGTTTGCTTATCCAAAACATTGCTGTAGCTGATAAAAACTTGTTTGTTGCGGGGCAGATATCTAAATGGAATGAAGACAACTCTACTTGGGAGGTATATGGAATATATATTGGTAAATTTGGGTATGATCTACGACCTCAAAAGCAAATAGTTATTCCTGATTCATATCAGCCTATACCAAAGATTTGTGGGTATTTGGATTCGTTATATGTATCTTATGTTACTCCCTCCGAGGGATACTATTTTTTAGAAATATTGCATTTTGATAAAAATCTTAATTTGCAAAATGCAAAAAAGATAAAAATACAAAATTATAGTCTGCTCGTAACTGATATACTTGCTACTGAGAACGGAGTTTATATGGCGATACATATTGATGGCGACGAGTATGGAATAATCAGATTAGGGCTTAGTGGTTTAGGCCGTTTAGGTTCTGTTTTTTATAGCGAATCCGTTGTTGATCGCAAAATTGAATTATTTTGCGATAAAGCTGGCAATATTTATGCTTCATGTGCTGTTGGTGGCCCTGGATTTGATTTGCTTTTACTTCAACATGATTATGAACTGACTCCTTCAATAGCTAAAAAAGTGGATTCTTATTATGCCGATGATCCTGAGTATTATCTTGCACTTTTGACAGATTGTAGTGGCGAAGATGAGTTATATTTTACTGGTTGGACAAGAGATAAAAGTGATCAATCGATAAGGATTCCCATTCTTCTTAAAACTGACCAGCAACTTAACAAGTTAGAGAGCTGGAAGCTCGATGAGCGATTCTGGGTAATAGAGGAAGATTTTTTTATTGGGAGAGGAATAATAGCAAAAATAAAAGATGATAACTTTATTAAAGCTATAAGTATAAAGCCACCTTTAGGAGAAGTTGGGGCTAAAATAGATAACTGGCTTTATTTAGCAAAGTTTCCAGAAACAGGCAAAGTTAGCAGAAGAGGAATACAGTTTATATCTACTCTACTTCCTGCTTTTCAGGCAAATGCAGGCAATATTACAATGGAAACAATGTCTACATCAATATCAAAAGAGGAGTATGATCTTCAGTATGAAAGTATTGATTACCCACCTATTAGTTACTCAGTGGAAGCGGAGTCTTATGATGTATCACCAGAAGAAATTGATTTAAACTGGAGCATATATTATGGTTAGACTATTACAAACACAGAATCCAGATTTTTTATTAAAAGTAATGTCCTACTGGAGGAAGTATATCCGCAGGGCAAAAGACTGTGAAGCAGAATTGCAAAAACTTATGTTAGCATTTAAACCAACTTCCGAATATAGGTTTTGTTTACTTTGCAATGAGAAGAATCAAATCATTGGCTTTTGCGTAGTTACTTTAACAGAGGAAAGCGCTTTATATGTAATGCAGGCTTCAACTGATGATGTTAAATCGCTAAAAAAAGCAGTAGAGCAAATGGCAGAACAGGCTAATGCAGTTAAAATTTGCTTTTGCACAGAAAGAAACCCTCGAGCTTGGCAAAAGCTTATTGGCGCAAAGACTACAGGATATTTTATGACTTTAGGAGGGGAATAAAATGGGTTTATTTGGTGGGGGTAGTAGCGGCTCAACAAAAGTAACGACTCAAAGATATATCCCGCCGCCAACTTCATATGAAAGCAGTCTTTTAGATACTTTATATAATACTGCTCTGACTGGGGTAAACGATTACTATCAACCAGGATCCCGTGTTCTGTCAGAACTACAAACTCCATACGCACCCTCTACTTCCACCATGGATTTATTAACTAAACCTTTTGATTTTTCGAGCGATATATATGAGACCCTTAAATCCCCTATTTCTCTTCCTGAAGGTTACCATCCCTCTGAAGAATTTACTGAGGCTATGAAAGACCCCTATGTTTCTATGTTGCCTTTCCAAGAAAAAGTAGGTTCTGCCTTAAATGATCTTGCGGCAAAAGGTGTTGTAAATAGCAGTATTACACAAAACGCAATGAACCAATTAGGCAGATGGGCAACAGAAAGGGGGCAAGAACTAAAAACGCAAGGTTTAATGGCGCTTGAGGCGGCAAGGCAACAAGAGGCACTGGATGCTTTAAAGAGAGCGCAGTATGAAAGTGAGTATAATTTAAGAAGAAGCGGTCTTCTTGCTGAACTTGAAAAAGCCGCAGAGGCTGAAACAATTAAAAATGCTTTGTTATCTGAACAACTAAACCAAGCATCATCAGCTGATGCTCTAAAAAGAGCTTTGCTTGAAGAAGACCTTTCAAGAATTTCACAAGCCTCACAAAACGAACAGCTTGATCGTTTGTTTAATCTCTGGTCAGTCCTTTATCAGGGCAGAATGGGAACACCCACTACTGTAACAAGCTATAGCAACCCCAACTCAGGGCTTCTCAGCCAAATGCTTGGCACAGCTACAGGACTTGGATTAGGTTATTTGCTGGGTCCAGCGGGAGGCTTTGGGGCAATAGCAAGTGGATTGGGAGGATTATTTAGCGGAGTAGGAAGCGGGATTTTAAATTGGTTGTTTCCTCAAAAGAGCATTGCACTACCAACGGAGTGGGCATAATGTGGCAAAGAATAGTAAATATGAGATCGCAGTATCAACTCATTGAACTTTTCTACGACCCTGAGACAAGACATATAAAGCTCGAGCTTAATACTTGTCTCCAATTTCATTCTGCTGACGAGTATCGCTACCATGAGCTTGCTGTTCACTCAGGGCTTATTATAGCGGAACAAGAGCCAAAAAAGGTGCTTATACTTGGTGGTGGAGATGGTCTTGCTTGCAGGGAAGCTCTTAAATTTGCAGAGAAAGTAACAGTTGTGGATATAGACCCTGATGTAACAAAACTTGCAACAGAGAATGAGCTTATAACTGCTTTGAATCAGAGTGCTTTTAAAGATGAAAGAGTGAAAATTTACAACAAAGATGCTTACGAGTGGATAAAAGAATGCAGAAAACACAAATATGACATTATCTTTGCTGATTATCCTGACCCTTCAAGCCCTGTTCTAGACAAACTCTTTTCGTTTGAGCATTATAAAGAAATGAGGCGAATTCTTAAACCGAATGGAGTGCTTGTAGTTCAAAGCGCAGGAGCTTTGATGCTTCCATTTATGGCTAATGTTGGAGTAAAACTAAGAGAAGTAGGTTTTAAATGGGCGATTCCTCTAAAAGTAGAGATGATAGATGGCATTCAAGGATTCTGGCTTGCTACTGATGCAGAAACAATAAAGCCAAAATGGGGGAGATTAGAAGACATAAAGACAAAGGCCTTTGATAAACATATGTTTTTATCTTCTGCAAGCTGGGGCAAAGATTTGAGAAAGGCGCTTAAAAAAGGAAATGCAAAAGATAATGCCTATGATATGTATGTTTACAGCCTTGCTTGGACAAAATATTTAGGAGGTAAATTATGGCAATAATAAGATTTGAAGAACAAACAGGCTATAAAGATTGGTTAAAAAATACAAATGGTTCATGGCAATATGATGCAAGTATACAAGCTACGACCGATGAGAACTCTTTTATTTACTTAACCAATACAGGAGAAGATGATGCAGTATTCCAGATTGCTTTAAGTAAGCTGGTTGATATTCAACTCATTAGAAAAAATAGCATTTTGGTTACTCCATCTATTTTTGATAAAGCAAAAGGAATAAAAGTAAAGCTTAGAGACCAATCACAAAATATTCTTGCTACTTCGAGACCTTCGCTTAACTCTAAGGCATGGACATATTTATTAGCTAATGCCGAAGACATAGCTCTGGATATTACTGAGCTCTGGATAACATTTGTTTTGCCTGCTGGAGCTTCTACTATTATTAGTGGAATCCAGGGGCAGATTTTAACACAAGACCAAATTGTAGTAGATAGTATAAAAGTTGAAGCCACTGATGGAGACGCAGCAATAGATTTAACCCAAGCAAAACTGAATGCAAGTAAATACTTCGTAAAATTTGCTCCTGAAAGCTGGTGGCGAGCTGATGGCGTGCTTAAGGCTAAACAATTATTAACCGTAGACCCTTTGGATATTACTGTTAATGTAGCAGAAGCAATGGATAAAATTTTCTACGTTGATGCTGTAAATGGCAATGACAATAATGATGGATCGAGTTCTGCACCGTTTAAGACTTTAAAGAAAGCAATTGATAGTATTCCTGCTGGTGGTTACGGAAATTTATTTTTGGCTGATGGAGATTATACCGCTGATGATATTGTGTATGTTTGCAATAAAACAGTTTTTATTTCTTGCTCTAATGTTTCTAATCTTGCAAGGATTAAGTTTCATACTTATAATTCAGCTAATTATGAACGACCCTATTGTATTGAATTGCGAAATTCACAATTGCTTATTTATGGCCACAACAAGTGTTCTATAGAAACTCCTCAATTATCTTTAGGTCTTCCTATTTATAATGAAGCTCCTTTTATGGTTAGAGGTGCTGGTTTATTTGGATTTGTTTCTTGTGATATAACAATTAATGATTTTTACCTTGTTCGTGGGTATTATTCAGCTGGGAATGTGAATGCAATTTCTGCACTTTTTTCGGATAATACAATCACAAAAAATACTGACAAAAATATACTTATATGTGATAAGCTTTTATTCCATAGCAGTTATAATGATACACTTCAGGATTCTTCTGGAAATCCTTTATCATGGTTGGATGTTATTGATGGCATTGTCAAAGATGCTAATGATGTTCCAAGAAATATCGTATCTAATATCATATTATAGGGAGGTAATATAAATGCTTAGTAAAATTAAGCTTGGTAATTGTATTTATGAAAATATTGAACCAAAGACAATAGATGAAAACGGTAATGAAATTTGGAACATTCCTAATGATTTAGAACAACTAAAACAAGCCTATATTGATACACTTAAATGGCAAGCACACCGTAAACTAAGAGAAACCGATTGGGTTATTATAAAATGTGTAGAATTACACAAAGACCCATCTCAAGAATATCCTGAAATTATAGAACAAAGACAGACTATAAGAGATTGGTGCGATCAGAAGGAAGAAGAAATAAACAATGCTACCTCTATTGAGGAATTGTTAGAGATAGATATAAAGCTAACAATTCAAGAAGACTAAAAAATGCCTGATGCAGGAATTTTAGCCAAGCTGTTACAGCTTCCAGACCGAAGCATTACAGCCTTGCTTGGACAGAATGCTTAGGAGGAAAGTTATGGCAATAATAAGGCTTGAGGAGCAAGAAAATTATAAAGATTGGTTAAAGAATACTAACAACTCATGGCAACATGACGCAAACATCCAAGCTTCAACTGATGAGAATCCTTTTATTTATTTAACCAATACAGGGGAAGATGAAGCAATATTTCAGGTTGCTATAAGTAAGCTGGTTGATATTCAGCTTAGCGGAGAAAACAGCGTTTTGGTTGCTTCGTCTATTTTCGATAAAACAAAGGGAATAAAAATAGAGCTTAGAGACCAATCGCAGAATATCCTTGCCACCTCAAAAACTTCGCTTAATTCTAAAACATGGACATATTTATTAGCTAATGCTAAAAATATAACCCCAGATACCACTGAACTCTGGATAACGTTTGTTCTACCTGCTGGGGCTTCTACTGTTATTTCAGCAATTTATGGACAGATTACAACACAGCCTCAAGTAGTAGAAGTATCGGAAAGCACCCCAACAATTTTAATTGTTGGCAATAACGAAACAGTTCAGCAGGTATTGGATAAAATAGAAGATGCGTCAGAGGAAAAGAAATATCTTGTCCTTGTTCCTTCTGGCCATGAAACTGAATATTTTGAATGGAAAAAATATGTTACTGTAAAGTTTTTAGATAATCTTGATGAAAGATGGCAGTTAGATGAGTTAGAAGATTGGAATAATTTAAATTCATGGATTATCCCTTCTGGATTTATTGCCTCAATTGAGCAAACAGATGAAGGGGATTGGATAAAACTTACATCACAAACAGGATCTCGTTATTTAGAATATGCACAGCCGCTTGATTTAAGAAAATATCAAGGGCTTCTTGTAAGGTTTAAGTTTACTGTCTCGGATAAAACTAATCCTGCATCTATAAGAGTTCGTTGTTATTTTCCAAATAATGCGGGATGGATTGATTCTGGAACTTGGAGCAATATGGGTGCTGGAGATTATGATAAAATTGTATTTTTGCCTTTTAGTTATGATTCTTATGATTTTTCAAATGTCAACCTGCCTGAAATTGACTGGAGCTCTGTGACAATTCGCTTTTATTTTACAGGAAACCAGCCACCTGCTACAGTATATGTCTCATCTTTTATGTTAGTCAGGACATTCCCTTATCCTTGTGTATTTTTACGCACTGATGATTCTTATATCAAAGATACTTTTCGTGTTGATGCTCTTAGGGAATTTATAAGGAGAAAATATCCTGCTATTTGGGCAATTATAGCAAGGGAAATTTATAAAGTCTCTTGCAATGCCAGCACAGATACTTCTGCTAAGGTTTTATATGAATTACAGCAAAGTGGATATATAAGCATTGTTAATCATTCATTTTCACATCCTCATTTTGATGACCTTGATGAAAGGGATACTTTGTCCCAAGTTTCAATGTCACGATATATTTTTGAACGCTTAGGTCTTAGAGACGCTCTTAATTGGTGGGCAAATCCGTATGGTTCAACTAATTCTTACTTAGAAAAGTATCTGAAAGAGCTTGGTTATATGAGTGTATATTCAAAAACAAATCCTGTTCCTGTAATAAGTTCATTGTCTTACGATGATGTTCCTGATTCATTTTATCCATTAAAGAAAGGTGGTATTGTAACTTTATTATTCCATGCTTCTGATGTTGATTCAGAGGAAAAATTCAATGAACTTTTGTCGAAAATTGATACTCTGGAGCAATATTCTCGTTTTGTGGGTATTAAAAATTTAGAGCGTCTTATGAATAGTTCACAAGAGAGATTTTTACCAAGACAAACAGAGCCTGCTTTATATGAAACTCTTGATTCTGATTTTACTATGTATTTCTATCACAAACAGTTATTCCTTGACCCAAATGGAACTGATAGAAATATAAATGTTCAGACTTATGAGTTACGCCCGGGAGATACTTTTTTGATTGTTAATACGGGAGCATCAGGAAACCTTGTCTTTGATCCTTCTGGAGCAAATATTACGATTAGCCCATCGTCAAGCATTAAGGTCGTTTATACAGGTGAAGGATGGGTGCAAATTTAAGTTGCAATAAAGCTAAAGGAGACCTTAAATGCCAAATGTCGGAATTTTAAATAACCTGTTGCAACCTCAAAATCAGAGCAAATACTACAAAGAAGCTTCTAAAATAATACTCGGCACTGCTCTTGGGGGCTTACTTGCTAATGCTTTTGGTGCGCCTGAAGATTTTTCAGCAGGAATAGCAAAAGGAGGAATTACGGCAGGGCAGGGATTCCTTGAAAATATGCTCGAAAGAGAAAGACAATGGCAGAACTTGAGAAACAAATTAGCAACCCAGCTTGTTATTCATAACTTAGAGCAGGCTGCAAAAGCAACGCAAGACCAAACAAAACGCTTTCTATTGTCTGCTTATGGGAAAAAACTAAAAGAACTTTACCAGCTTCATACTGACAAAAAGGGCAATTTTGATATTGGCGGATTTTCAAGAGATGCAAATATCGTTGCATTGGAATTAGGATTAGACCCATCCACTTCAAAAGAAATTCAACAAAGCTTTATCAATGCTCAGAATGCTATTTACAATATAGACAAAGCAAAAGCTCAAACAGATATGTTTAAGGCGCACGCAGATTTATACAGGACCCAGAATAAAAAACTTTTACAGCCTCCACAGTCAGAACCTTTAACTCAATCGCAAATAAAAGCAGAAATCTTAAGGAAATACCTACAAAACCCCAATGCTCTTACCGAACAAGAAAAATACATCTTAGGGCTTAATAAAGACCCATATCTTGTAAGGGCTATTCAGCTTGTAGAAAAAGACCCGATGACATCGCTTTTGCCAATAGAGAAAAAACTCCAGAAAATAAAAGCAATCGCTGATGATTTGAGGATGCTTACAGGAAGTTCTGTTACGCCATCAGCTAAACCCAAGCGCCTCGATAAAGAAACAGCATTGCAAATCTTAAAAGAAGCTGGCGGAGATAAAGAAAAGGCAAGGCAAATAGCAAAACAAAGGGGGTATGTCTGGTAATGGGAGATATTTTTGATGAGGTAGCTGAGGAGTATAAAAAGCAATACAAAGGCGATATATTTGATGAAGTAGCCGAACAATATACACCAAAAGAGCCTCCATTTGAAGCCAGGCATCCTAATTTGTATGCATTAGGTAAAACAGCAATAGAAGTTCCCAAGCTCATAGGAAAAAGACTTGGCGCTGGAGCTTTGGAAGGACTCGCTGAAATAAACAAAATTCTACCTTATTTACCACCTTTCTGGCCTCTTTTAATGCCTGAAATGCATAAAAAATACAAAGAATACACAGTTACCCCTGCTTTAAGATGGGCAGAAAAATTGAGAAAAGGCGCTCGTGGAGAAGGAAAGTTAGATGAAGGACTGCTTTCTTTTATAGAAGGCATGGGGACTATGATTCCTACCCTTCCTGCTGATATTATGGCAGGTGGGGCAACAAAAGCCACGCTTGTTCCAAGAATAATTGAAAAAGCGGCAAAGATACTTGCAAAAATACCAGATTTTGTAATTGGTATGGGGATAAGAGGCTTTGCAGGTGGAATTGAAGAAGGAAAGCCTCTCAAAGCCATACAGCAGGCAATTGAGAATACAGGATTTGGGCTTATCTACAGCAAATTACAGGCTGGGAGATTAAAAGACCTCCCTAAATGGCTTGCAGTGGGAATAGCTGAGCCAACTTATCAGGCTACAAAACAAGGGAGACTACCCACTCCTGAAGAGCTGATAAGTGGCTTAGGGACAAATACAGGATACTTCTTACTTTTTAGTTCACTGCCGATTCTTAAACAAAACATAAAAGATGCTGTAGAAAGAAAAGCCATCGAGAAATACGAGAAGAAACTCCAAAAAACTGAAGACCCAGAAAAAGAGATAGAGGAGCTTTTTAAAGACCCAGCTATAAGCGAACAAACAAAAAAGAGCCTTGAACAGCTTGTTGATGAAAGCAACAAAGTTCTTGCTTCTACGCCAGCTCAGACTCAGTTGCCTTTAAAACCATCTGCGCCAGCACCCGAAAGCTCTGTAGAACTGCTTAGGCAGTTGTATGAAGAAGCTGGGTTGCTCAGGCAGGGTAAAAAGTTGTTCCCTGAAATGCAAAAACCAGAAGAAAAGCCAGAAATTAAACCAGAGCCCATAACTTCTGAAACTCCAAAAAAACCAGCCACTCAAGATATATTTGATGAAGTTGAAAAAGAAATGGAGACTGAACAAAAGCTTGAAGTTGAAAAAGCAAAAAAAGAAGCAAAGCCTGAATTAGAAACTTTAACAGAAGAAGAAAAGCAAATTTTACGAGACAGAGGCTTTACTGAAAGCCAGATTGATAGATTGTTACCTGAAGAAGGGCGTAAGTTGATTGATGAGGGATTAAGCCCTGAAGAAGTGAGTATTTTACGGGATGGAAAAGTAAAGGTAATCAAAAAAGAGCTTGCTGCAGAAGCGCTGAAAGATTACCCTGATTTAACAGAAAAACATAAAAAACCCAAAATCAGGTTTGATTTGTTGCCTGATGGATGGAAAATGGTTGTTGGTAAAACTCGAACGAAAGAAGGGCATTCGGCAGAAGCAGAGGTTGATTGGCCTAATAAACAAATAGTCTTTTCTAAAAAGGAGTTTATGGATAACCCCGATATTGCTAACCATGAAATTGCTCATGTTATAATAGAAAGTAGCTTACCAGAAAACAAAAGAAAACAGCTATACAATGCCTATGTAAATGCTAAAAAGACAGAATGGGAAAAACAAGGTGCTGACCCAGATTGGATAGTTAAAAATAAATTTCATCACGAAGCTATTGCAATAGACTTAGGGCAATATTTAACCGACCCCGCAAAAGTTAACCCAGATGTTGCAAAGGTATTTCGTCAATTTCTTACTCCAGAAAATATATTCGGCAAAGCAGAAAAAGAAATAAAATCTGAACAAAAGGGTAAAAAAGAAGTTGCTATTAAACAGCCCTGGCAAATGACAAAAGATGAGTTTGAATCTGATAACATGCTCGGAGAAAAACCTCATGTCTTATACCATCTATCTGAAGCTGAAATTAAGGGGAAGATAACAAAAGGATTTGCAACAGATTCTCCGATGCGAGCGTTTATAAATATGCCTTATGCAGAAAAAGGGGTTATGTATGCTATAAGATATGACCCTGATAAGATTAAAAAGTCTGGCGCACATACTTATAACATCAAAAAACCTGTAGAAATAATTGCTATAGTTCCTAAGGAATACTGGAGAAATCCTCATAGGTATTTTGTAAAACAAGCTCTTGAAGAAAACAAGCCTGTTCCTCCAGAAGTGTTGAAAGATTATCCTGATTTGGCAGAAAAACACAAAACTCAACCTGAAAGTAAAAAAGAAAAAATATGGCTAACTGACGAGCCATTTACTAAAGATGAAGTGGATTTTTTTAACGAATTTAGTCATTTTTCGGTAGATATTAACAAAGAATTTAAAAACATCATTCAAAAGAAAGAAAACGCTGTAAAAAACAAATTAAAAGAATATGGCTTACAGGAAATTCCGCCTGATTTAAAACGGGCTTTAGAACAATACAGAAAAGTTCTGCATGATTTCTTTTTAGCTAAAGCAAAAGCACGCTCTATTGCACCGCCAATTAGCGTTGTAGGCAAAGCAAAATATAAAGGGAATATAAAACGAGCTGAAGCCATCGAAGAAAAAGCTAACAAACAGCTAAAGAGAGCAGAAGCAAAAATAGACAATATTCTCAGCAAATTAACATCGGGTATAGCACCAACACAAAAACGCACACAAATTCACTATTCTGAATTAAAAGGGAGCAAAATTAAAAAAGCCCTCAATGCTGATTTTGCAACAAAGCGTTATCACAACAAACATAAAGATGGTTCAGGGTCGATAGGGTTTACAATCGGCAAAGGAGATAAAACTTACAATCTTACAGCTTCTTATGATAAAAATGGCTATCTTTATGACATTTCTTTTGGGGTGTATCCTGATGTTGGTAAGCCTATTGATAGCAAAACATACGACGATTTAATAAAGAACTTAAAAAAAATAATTGAACCTGAAAAAACTAAAATTACTACAATAAAAGGCAACACCGCTTCTGCTTACCTTCCAGATGGCAAAAAAATAGATTTTGCTTACAAAGTAGTCGATGCTGATGACCTCATCTCCAGCCATCAATATGATGGCACACCTAACACAGAATACCCAAAAGAACTCCAGCCAAGAATGAGAGAGCGTAAAGCTTCCATAGAGCAAATAGTAACCATTGCAAATAACCTTATTCCTGAAAAGCTCGGAGAAAACCCAAATGTCAGCGATGGAGCGCCTATTGTAGGGAAAGACTTTATAGTGGAATCTGGAAATGGTAGAGTTGCTGCAATTAGGCTTGCTTATGATAGAGGCAAAGCGAATCACTATAAACAATGGCTTATTGAAAATGCTAAGCGCTTTGGGCTTAACCCTAAAGAAATAGCCAAAATAGAAAAACCTGTATTGGTTAGAGAAAGAATTACAGATGTTGATAGAAAAGAGTTTGTCAAAAAGGCAAATGAAGCTACTACCGCAAGAATGAGTCCTTTAGAGCAAGCAAAAGCAGATGCAGATAGACTTACTGATGCAGATATAGATTTGCTTGATATACCTGAAAATGGAAATATTTTCGCAAGGCAGAACAGGGACTTTGTAAAGACTTTTCTGGCTAAACTACCAAAAGAGGAAGCCTCGCAGTATTACACAAGCAAAGGAGACTACACAAAGCAACTTGCTGATAGAATTACTTTCGCTTTGTTTTACAAAGCTTATGGGGATGATTATCTTGCCTCCTTGCAAGCTGAAGAAGCAAACCCAGAAATAAAAAACATTCTCAATGCACTTATAGCCAATAGTAAAGATTTTATCAAGGCAAAAACCCTTGATACTACAGGGCAAGCAGAAAAGGTAGTTAAAGCTATTGTTGATGCTGTTAGGGAGTATAAAAAGACCAAAGATTTAGGAATAACAGTAGAGCATCATCTTGCTCAACAGCAGTTGTTTACAGAACTGCCTGAGCATGTGGGCGAGCTGATGAAAGCTATTGATAGAAACAAAAAAAGCAGTAAAAAGCTTGCTAACATGCTAAAATATATCGCGGAAGCTACCAAACAACAGGCTGAAAGGTTTACTAATCAGCAGTTATTTGGCGATAAACCACTGTCATCGGAGGAGTTAGTTTATGAAGGACTTAAAAGACATGAAAAGCTGGGAGCTGGTGGCGAACATGGACAACCTCGATTGCTGGAAAGAACTACTAAAAAGAGCGGAAAAATACGCAGAGGAAAAGGAGAAGGAGTCGAAGAAGAAGGAATAGAATATGAAGCAGTTACAAAACCAGAAGAAGTCAGGGAAAGCCTTAAATTCAAACCAGAACAGCTTACTCTCCAATTCACAGAGCCTGCAAAAAAGGCTCAGATACCCACAAAGCAAAGAGTGGTTCTTAGAACCACAGGATATATTAAAGCACAGGGATATGTGGTCAGGAACGCTGACGATACCGCCTCCCTACTTAGTCCCCTTAGAAAAAAGGCACAAGAAGAAGTTTATTTCGTCATAGCTGATAAAGATGGGCGTGTATTAGAAATACTCCGTTATTCCAAAGGAACTAAAAAGTCTTCGGAAATGGAGCCTTCAGAAATTGCTGGAAGAATATTTTCTATACCTAATGCAAAAAAAGTTTATTTTATTCACAACCACCCTGCTGTAAGTCATCAGCCAAGTGCAAGTGATGTAAGAGTTTACACAAAACTGAAAGACATTTTTGTTTTAGGTGGTATTGATACAGAAGGGCTTGTAATAAGCGGGAAGCATTACACTACTTTTAATGAGGTAAAATTTTCAGAACCACAGGAAATCAAACCAGCAGTAAGAAAAGTTAAGATACCAGTAAAAGAAAGATTTATTGTAAGAGAATCATCTTTCTGGAAAGCTACCTCTATTCAAACCCCTGAAAGAGCTTTAAAAGCAATCAAAGGATACCAAAATAAAGATGGCTTCCTAATTCTTAACACCAAGAATCGTGACATTGGTTTTTATGTATATGACCCAAATAAATCCGCTCAGGAAAACTTTGTTAACCTTGCAAAGCTTATAGAAGCCACCAACGCAAATGCAGTTATCTTTAACACCAAAAAGCTAACTCCAGAACAAGCTTCTCTTTACGAGCTTATAACATCCAGAGGCTTTATCCCTGTATACGATGTCATAGAAAATGGAGAGTCTCTGCAAGCAAAAGGCGAGCTGGATGCAAAAATAACCCAAGCTCGCTTAGCCAATCCTGTAGAGGAAAATATAATCCACTATACCGCTGGCTCAGTAGCAAATACTGCAAAAGAGATTTTAAAATTTGCTAAAGATTCCAAAATAGATATAGACCCAGAAGATTTAGGCTTACTGCGCTTATATAGCGATATACCTTCATGGCTTAGAAATGAAAGCCCTGAGTTCAAAAAGGTCTTTGATGTAGTGGATGAGAGATGGCGTAACTTTAATACAATACGAAATACTTACCTGAAGGAGCTTTTTGATGCTTGGAAGTCATTGAGCAAGAAAGAAAAGGAAAGAGTAGGGAAAATTCTTTATAAAGGGGATGAATTGAGGAAAGAGCTATCTGACAAGGCTCTCGCAAAACTAACCCCTAATGAAAGAAGAGCTTACAAAGCAACAAGAGAAGTGCTTAACTTCATCTGGAATGAAGAACTACCAATGCTTATGGAAGAGCTTGGTGTTCCTAAAACCGAGATAGAGCAATACAGAAGAGAAGTTGGCAATGTAACAGGTTATATGCCTCACCCAAGAAAAGGAGCTTATTACATATTCGTTAAAGATCCAAAGACAAAAGAAATTCTCTATCACACGATGTTTGATGACCTTATAGCAACGCTTACAGGCGGGAAATACTCTCCAAAAGGAGCTAAGCTTAAGAAAATTCTGAGAGAGCAATTCGGCGCCGATAAGATAATAAAAATAGGCAAACATACCGAACAATTTCCAGAAGAAGCCTACTTTGAAGTCTCCCCTCTCGTTACTCAGGAGCTGATAAATGTAGCAATGGAAAAAGTAGAAGGTTCGGAAAAACTAAAACAGACGTTTAAACAAGCAATAGAGCAGGCAATAGCGGATGTGTTTAAAGTAAGAGGATTTATGAAACATGGAATAAAAAGAAAGGGAGTCCCTGGATATGAGGTTGAAAACTGGCAGGATGCTGTAATCGAATACATAAATGGTTGGGCTGGCTATAAAAGCAAACTTCTTGCAGCAAAGAAACTTAATGAAATATGGGGGAAAATAGACTGGGGACAAAAACATAATCTCAGAGCTTATGCAGAAAAATATGTGAAAGACACTTTTGCCAACCAGACTCAGTTTGATAGAGCAGTAGATAAATTCAGAGCATTCCTCTTTTTCAAATATCTTGGTGGAGTTCTTAAAAGTGCAGCGCTTCAGCTTACACAGAACTTCGTAACCACTATTCCTCGTCTTACAGTGGAAACTAACTGGGCGGGGTCAAAGCTAACAGCGGAAATGATGAGAAGCGGAATGGACCTCATAAAAGCTCTTTATACAAAACCAGCAGAAGGTATGAGCAGGCGAGAAACCGCAATGACAAAAAGGCTCACTGAAGAAGAACTTAGGGCGCTTGCAAGAGCAAGACTTGATGGAACTATCTCAGACCAGCTTACTGAAGAAGTTATGGGTATGATGCCAGGGAAGTATGGAAGCTTACCAAGAGAATTTGCAAAGGCGTTAAGATGGATGTTTGGTGTAGCGGAAATATTTAACAGAGAAACCACATTCCTCACTGCATTTAGAATTGCAAGAAAAGAAAAAGGAATGAACTTTGAAGATGCCTATAAGTTTGCATCAAAAATCATCGACGAAACCCATTTTAGGTATGGAAAATTCAATCTCCCCCCATTTGCAAGAGGCGGAAAATTAGCAAAGGTAGCAAGATCAGCATATACCTTTAGGTCTTTTACTCATAACATCCTGCATCTATATAAAAGTCTTGCTTCTGACTATGGCTGGAGAGGCAAATGGGGGCTTGCTAAATCTTTTATGGCTATACTGGCTTTGGGTGGTATCAAAGGGCTTCCTTTTGCATCAACTATAAACTGGGTTTACAGAAAAGTAACTGGAAGTGATTTATTTCAGGATATAGCAGAAATTGCTGGGGACTGGTATAAAGCAGTCCTTTATGGAGCACCAAGCTTCTTAGGGATAGATTTAACTGGGTCCATTTCTATCGAAATGCCACGAACATTAAAAGAATTGGTTGGTGTTCCTTATGATATAGGATCAGGACTTGCAAAAACCTATCAGGATATACAAACAAGAGATTTCTGGCGTGCAGTAGAAAATTTCCCGCTTTTCTTAAATGTCATGAGATACCCCTTGCAGGCATACAGGCTTACCACCAGAGGCATTGAAACAAGGCATGGAAAAAGAGTAGTTGACAGCGACTTTAAACCTTTAAAGCTGACTACAGGCGAAGGGCTGTTAAAAGCAGTTGGTTTTCAGCCAATAACTTTATCAGAAGCCTACAGAAAAGCCGAAACAAGCAGAGCAATAAGAGAAGTGTGGAAAGAAAAGAAAGACACGCTTGTAAGTGCATGGGCTAAAGCTATGAACAGAGGTGATGAAGAAACAGCAAAAGGGTTGTTAGAGCAAATGATGGAATACAATAAAAAAGTGGTAGAGAAAGTTCCGCCTGATGTTGCAAGAGGGCTATTTATTACAAACGAAACATTATGGAAAAGAATGCAACCAAAACGCCTTAGAGCGTTAGAAAGGAGGTAAACCATGCCTACATACAAAAACATTGGCACAAGGCCAATAGTCATAGATGAACAGGTTGTAGAACCGAATGAGAGCATAGCTACATTAAAAATCTATAACCATCCTTCTCTTAACAAGATTTCCGACGACCCTTATTATCCTCTTGCCAAAGGAGTGCATGAGATAGAAGCTACAGAGTCAGGCATCACACCAGCAGAAGGGATAATTCTTTCAGATAAGGATTGTGCAGTTGTAAGAATTGAAACAAATGTGGATGTGGATGTCTATGCAAACAGTTTATCAAACCCATATCTATATCCGCTAACTGCTCAAGAGGGGATAATAGATATTGAAAACGAAGGCAAGATCGAGAAAATTTACTTAGACTTTAAAGATGGCGGCAAAGTTAGAATTATTGAAATTTCATAGGAGGACAGAGAATGAGTGTTTTAGTTAGAGGATGCTTTAGTAGGAATTGGCCTGCTATGGGGCTAATCGCCAGGGGAGAGGTTCAATTTGAAGGCTCTGATGATCTCACCATCGAAAAAAAAACAGATGAGATACAAATGCCCAATGACCGCTATGGAGACAGAATATATTATTTTGCTATAGAGAAACCTACTGAAGATACTGCTGGTGATTTAACTGTTACAGTTTATAATCTTGTGAAAATAGATGGGGTAAACGAAAGAGAAGTCTTACATACAATACATACTGTTGAAGCAATATCAGGGGAACCCTCTTATAGGGGTTTTTTGATACAAGGATTAGGATTTGGGGAAGGAAAGATAAAATTGGGATTTAAATTTGCCTCTGATTCGGGAGCGATAACGGTAAAATGGGCTTTATTCAAGTAAGGAGGCGAAAAATGAAAACTACATTGTATCTTGAAATGATGGAAGAGCTTACAGATGAGGAAAGGCTTACTAAAGAGCCTCTATTTTTGAGAGTAGAGGTATCTTCTGAAGAAGAAGCAAGAAAGAAGGCTAAGCAATATAAATTACTTTTTGAAGGTAGAAAATATACCAAAAGATTGCATATCCATAAGCATAGTCTATCAGGGAATATACCTTGTGAGATAAAGGAGTTATAGCTATGTTAAGGTTTGCAGAGCCTCATATTTATACTCCTGTTGATGATAGTCTCGTGCTTTGGATTTCAGGCAGAGGTAGGGGAGTTGGAAGTAAAGTATTTGACCTAAGCGGGAAAGGGAATCATGGCACTATTTATGGTGCAACGTGGAAGAATACTCCGTTAGGACATAGCGTATTAAGTTTTGACGGGGTGGATGATTATGTGAAAGTGCCTAATTCACCGAGTTTGGATATTACTAGTGAGGTTACAATTGAAGCATGGATTAAAGCAAATTCTTGGGAAACTACAGGTGGAGTTGGCATAGGGTGTTTTGTTTGGAAAATGAATACTTATGGGGTAGTATATGAAACCACTAAGAAAGTTAGTGGAATTTTCTATCGTGTGGGCGATGATCCGCTCTATATATTCCCAAAATCTGAGGTGCTAAATATAAAGCAATGGTATTATGTGGTTGGTGTATATGATAGTCGAAAAGCGCATACTTACGTTAATGGCATGCTTGTAAATTGGGCAAACTACCAAGGGACATTAGTCTCAAGCTCAAATCCACTATATATTGGTGGATTCCCTACAGCCAGACATTTTAACGGCATCATCGACGAAGTTCGCATCTACAACAGGGCTTTTAGTGCTGTGGAGATAAGAGAGAGATTTAATATGACTAAGCATTTGTATGGGTATTAATACCCTGACTTTGCAGATCGAAAGCAACCAAGATGGAGACGGTCTTAGTTAAGCTACTTGTAGGAATAGTCAGCGCTTTTATAGGCTTATTGGGTCTGCTGGGTGGAGGGTATAAAACGCTGTCAGGGAGGATAAACGAAATGTTCAAAGAAATAGATGAGAAAAAAGTAGAAAAAGAAGCGTATGCTGAGACTGTAAGAAGATACGATGATACAATGGAACGCTTTGAGCATTACTTTGAAAAACTTTTTGCTGTTCAGGAAGAGCATGGGAAAATACTTGCAGAAGTAAAAACAAAAGTGGAAAGGCTTGAATGGCTGATAAAAAGCAACAACAGGCATTAGAGGAGCTAAAACACGAAATAAGGAATGCTCTGTTAGGAATAGCAGCCAACAGAGCAAAAATATATGCCCATATAAAAAGAATCGTTGAAATAACCAAAAATAATGATCGCCATTTTAAACGCATAGAGGAGGCATTAAAAAAATATGCAAGAGAGCTTAGCGGAAAGAATTAAACGCCACGAAGGACTAAGGCTTAAGCCTTACAAGTGCTCTGCTGGGCATTTAACAATAGGGTATGGGCATAATCTGGAAGAAGGCATATCTAAGTGGATTGCAGAGGAAATACTAAGAGAAGATATAAATAAAGCTTATAGGGATTATTGGCTTTTTATCCCACAAAGCGTGCAGATGAAGCTTAACAAAAAGCGAGAAGAGGTGCTGGTGGAAATGATCTTTAACATGGGCATAAACAAAGTGCTTGGCTTTAAGAAAATGCTTAAGGCTCTTGCAGAGGGAAATTTTAACAAGGCAGCAGATGAAATGCTTGATAGCAAATGGGCAAGGCAAGTAGGGAAAAGGGCAGAAGAATTGGCAAGAATTATGAGAGAGGGATAACAATACATGGGTATGCCGTTTATCGACAAAATCTTCGGCTCTGGCATCAAAGAAACAGCAGAAGCAATAGGCTTTCTTGCAAAAGACATAAGGCAGGCTATCACAGGAGAAATATCGCCTGAAAAGAAAGCAGAAATAGAGCAAAAACTGCTTGAGCTTGAAAATAAATCTCTCGAAATGCAAAACCAAATAAATCTTGAGGAAGCTAAAAGCTCTAAATTATTTATTGCTGGTTGGAGGCCTTTTATTGGGTGGATATGTGGTTTTGCTTTGTGTTGGAACTACATTGTTCACCCCTTATTGTGCTGGGTGCTTATAATAGCTAAAATAAATGCAACTCCACCCCCTGTTCTTGGGCTGGGAGAGATGATGCCTATTTTGCTTGGGATGTTAGGACTCGCTGGATATAGAAGCTATGAGAAGAAAAATAAAGTGCATGACCTACACTAAAAAAATACTCAGAGGACTAAAACCAGCTCCCCTGAGTATTTTTTTTGATTCTATTGCGATGCCTTGCTAAACCCCACCAAACTATTCGACACCATCACAGCACAGCACTGCCCTATACACATCCATGGCTCCGCTAAACGGAACTGTTCGACACCTTAGCATTGCACAACAGCACCATGCTGGACTTGACATGGCATCACTTCACTTCTACAGAACATCGCTACACTACACCCCACTACCCAACGCCTTTGCTTTATTACACGAAACTATGCTATTCAATGCATTACTTTGCCTTTGCGGAACATCTCCCTACATTTCCTCACTAAGTCTTTGCTTTGCCACACAATTCCTTATTTTTCCCTTACTCTACCCCACATCACCACCCCTCACTTAACCCTCGCCTAGCTAAACAAAACTCTAACTTCACTATACCTAACTCTTACTCTATCGGTACTCCGCTTTCTTCCACTGCAATCCTCTCCCACTTAAACCTACCATATCCCCCAGTCCGCCATTGGCATAGTCCTTGTCTTGAACCATAATCAAGAAGCGACTCTATTACATTCCAAGTGATTTCTCTATGCCTAAATTTTTCAATAACAATGTTAAAACTTGTGCCTTCATTAACATAGTCAGATGATACTAATGTAACTCTTACTCCTCTGGGAGTCTGCCCCCTAAGTGGTCTCTGAAGCCTGCCATCTGGTTTTTTTTTCAAAAAAATGTGGCGAGGGAGAACGAATACATAGTTTTCAATCTTGCTTCTCAAGTTTCTGATTCCAAGTATGTCTTTCAAAACATTGCCCGCATTCTTTAGAAACCCCCGCACATGGTAATCCATAATGTAAATCCCATCCGAATCAGTAAAGAACCCTGTTTCCCCTTCGCCTTCAGGAGCAAGGGATTCTTCTATTTCTTTGTTCATGTCGTATTCTTCTTGTATTTCTGGATCCACATCATCGCCATTATAGTATTTATCCAGAACCCATTTAGTGAATAGCTCCTTGTTCTTTGGTATAGTCCCTAACAGCTTCTCTACCAAAATTATCTTATACGCCCGATATTCCACTGCCTCATTCAAGCTTTTTATCTTTGCCATCTTGTCCCCCCTTTTTTATTAGCCCGCTCAAAAGAGCGGGCAAGGTTTTCTACTGATTAATAGCTTCCTCTATCTCCGAATCGCTTAGCGATTCAGCCAGCAACTTACATAACTGCTTAATAATCTGCCTTGCTTTATCAGCACTCATCATAGCATCACCCTCTACTTCCATAGAAGCAGACTTTACAAGAGATGAAACAGAACCTTTCTCGCCATATGACGCAATAGTTAATTCTATTTTAAAATCTCTCGCTTTTATCATTTTTTATTCCTCCTTTTCTTCTGTTTTATTTTCTTCGTTTGATTGCCCCCTATGTTTCATTTCTTTCAATGATTTTTCTAATTCCTCTATCACGGTTGAGGCTTCTTCTTTCGTCAGTTCTTTAGAAGAATTAATATCTCTGCCTATTATGTCTTTTGCAATAGTAAGCTTCATATCCCTATTTGTAATTTTAAGCTTTGAAAATAGTATCTGGATTTTTTTTAATTGAGCTGATGTTATAGAATTGTCGTTTTTTTGTACTAAATTCTCACTTGTAATATCTGTTATTTCCTCAGCTATGTAAGGCATACCACCCAAGTCTTCTGGAAAAGCAAGTCTGAAGCCTTGAGCGATAGCTACTTTTTTAAGCATAAAATGAGGCATAGTTTTCCAAGATGCCTGTCCTTTGTCAAATTCTCTTCTATAAACTTCCCATACAAAGGGGTGAGATCTGTCTTTTCTATAGATAGTAATTACTGCTCTTTCTGTTGGTTTCCCTATATCCACTATTTTTACTTCCCAACCATCAAGAAGCCCTGTCCTTTCTGCCCGTTTCAGGTATGTTTCATACCCCACTATTATCTGCCCTGGGTTGTTGCCATATTTGACAAAATGGATTTCTCTTTTGAAGGGATTAAGTCCATAGGATTTGGCAATATTTACAAACATAAACAACTCTTTATCATTTGCCTCTGGTGCAATGTATTTTTTAATATCCTCAATGTTTAATTCCACATCCTTTTCTCGTGGTTTTAAAGATGTAACTTCTGTCATTCCAAACCCTCCTTTTTTTATTTTGGATAATTAGGATGTCTCAGATACCAGAGCTTGAGCAGGCACATAAATATTTCTTCCGCCTGCTTTCTCTGGGCAGTCAGGTCATACCAGTTAGGATACCCAGTTTCTTTATCCAGCCTGAGTATCCCCATACCCTCTACATTTTCTACGCATTTAGAATATGCAGCCAGCTGATATGCCCACTCCTCATAAGGCTTATTGCCTCGTGGCTTTTTGGTGGTTTTAAAATCTATCACATACATTTTCCCATCGAGCTGGCATAACAGGTCTAAAGTGCCAGCGTATAGTCCCTCTGAATCATAAACTGTATGCTCTGTTTTAATTACTTCAAGCTTGTGCTGATCCTTCCATTCCAGAAAGGCTATAAACGCTGAAAGAACCTGATCATCGCTTATAACTGGCTCTTTACCAGTTTCAAGGTAATAGCGAATGTAGTTGTGAACAGTGGATCCTATATCAAGTGCCTGTTGAGATACATTTCTGAACTCCCGCCTTGCTCGCTCCAGCATAGAAAATATCTCTTCCTTTGAATAGGTCTCTTTGTCTGGCAATTGCTGTGCTATATAATCACATGCACAGCCTGCCGCCCACCATGTCAACGCTCCGCTTTTATCAAGTTGCCCTATTACGCCTGTAGGAGATGGGACCCTTTTCCCATGTTTTGGATGTTTGTAAAAATGTCCATTATTTGACATATTACCCTCCTTTCTTAAAGTAACACTCCAAGTATAAATGCTAACCCTGCTAAAATACTCCAGAAAATCTTACGCTTTTTTAAAATTTTTCTGTAAGATGCCTTTTCTAGATACCTTAATGCTTTTTCTTGTCTTAACCTGATGTCCATTTAATCACCTCCTTTTTTTGTTTTATGGAAATAGTAAATCACAAAATTCAACTTGTCAAGAAAAAATTACAAAACAAAAATTACTTGACAATTTTTGCTTTATTCTTTATTTATTATTGTCAATAAATAACTAAAAGGAGAAAAAGCAATGTTAGAGTTAGACATTGAAAAGGTGAAACAGTTAATGGAACAGAAAAATCTAAACACAACAAAGCTGGCTCTAAAGATGCAGATAGCAAGCCAGCAAGTAGTAGATTTACTTGATAAGAAGAAAGCAAAAAACAGGACCCTGAAAACAATATCAAAGCTGGCTAATGCTCTTGGAGTATCAGGCAAAAAAATCCTAAGGGAAGTGTAATGGATGCAGAAAAATGGCTTAAAGAAAATGCTTTTTATTGCCCTGCCTTGAACGCTCGCATCTCTAAAAAGCAATGTTTTGAAATGCAATCTCGTCCATCTATACAAGAGTGGTTGTCTTTATTCAGGAGTAAATACAACTGGATTAATCCTCGTCCTGAGGGTTGCCCTTGTAAACAGGGGGTAAAGCTTTTTTATAAACTAAAGAAGGGGAAGCGCAATGAGTAGATACAGACAAATACATTGCTTAATTTGGAATGATGATAAGTTCCCTTTTTTAAAAGATGACACAAAACTTGTATTCTTTCACCTTCTAACTACTCCTTTTAGCACTCCATTTGGATTGTTCAAAGCTTCCATCGGTGCTTTGGCTGATGAAATGAGATGGTCTCCTAAAAAATACGAGAAAGCCTTAAAGGATGCCATAGCTCATGGCATGGTTGAATACGACCCTAAGGCATATGTTATCTTCATTCCCAATTTCCTTAAGTATAACTGGCCAACTTCTATTAACCAAGTCAAAAGCTGGAAGAAAATTTTTGATGAACTTCCCAATAGCCCCTTAAAAATCAAGTTTTTACAAAGGTTTAAAGCCTTAACCGATGGCAAAAACGATGCCATAAGCCATGCCATAAAAGATGCCTTCGCTTTGGCATCCCTTATACAGGAACAGGAACAGGAACAGGAACAGGAACAGGAACAGGAGATATATATATCTTCGTCGCAACCTGACGGATGCGACGAGCAGAACAAGCTAAAAGAGGGGAACAAAAACTTTTCTTTTAGAGGGGAAAATAAATCGACTAAAGCTTCAGATAGTGCTCCCCCCTTAGAAGAAAATAAGCCTTCAGTAGAAGAGAAAAATGTCCCGAGTTGTAGCGCTTCCACCACAAGGCCTAAACGCAAAGACAAAACATTCAGCGAGGACAGCGAGGAATATCGGCTTGCCAAGCTTTTGCTTGACTGTATCCTTGAGCATAGACCCAACTTCAAGCGTCCTAATCTGCAATCTTGGGCAAAGCACATAGACCTGATGCTGCGTGTGGATAAACGCACGCCCGAGGAAGTAGAGGAAGTAATCAGGTGGTGTCAAAAGGATTCATTTTGGCAAGCAAATATCCTCTCTACCAAAAAGCTTAGAGAAAAATTTGACCAGCTTGCAATTAAGATGCAAAAAATACGGGCAGGTCCTATGGATTCTTCTCTTATTGGCAAGGTAAGTAGCACTACTGCACGTAATATTCGGGTTATAGCCAATTGGCTTGAAAAAAAATAAAACTCTGGAGGGGAACAATGGAAGAAAAAGACAAAGAGAATTTTGCTAAAATGCTATTAGGGTTGGGTGAGCTTTTTGATAAAGAAATAAGTGAGGCGCTTGTTAGTATTTACTGGGAAGCATTAAAACCGTATTCCTGGCAGGCAGTTAAAAATGCTTTCAACAAGGCTGCTCTTGCATGTAAATTTTTCCCAAAGCCTGTAGAAATACTTGAATTTATTCAAGGAAGCAAAACAGAGCAAGCAGAGGAGGCATGGGGTTTGCTTTTGGATGCTATAAGGCAGCATGGACCTTATGTTTCGGTAACTTTTGCAGATGGTAGGATAGCGAGATGTGTCGAGCTTATGGGTGGCTGGGAAGCAGTAAATAACTGGAAGACAGATGAGCTTCAATTTAGGCGCAAGGACTTTTTAGCGATCTACAAAAGTTTACCAGAAATGGGAGCAATGAGGGTTGTAGGCATACTCGAAAAAGAAAACTCAACAAAAGGTTATTTGCAAGATCCTAAATTTGCAGGGGTTAAGGCAATTGCGCCTTCGATTACTATTGAGCAAAAAACAAAAAGAATATTGCAACTTAGAGACAAAATATAAAAAGGAGGGTTAATTATGGCAGGTTACGATTTATCAGGCGTTATTGAACCAAGAAAGCCTTTACAGGTAGCTATTTGTGGGGCGCATGGGGTAGGTAAAACTATGCTAGCTACAAGACTAGCTGATGAGCTGAAAGTTAAATATGTCCCAGGAGTGACGAGA